GAGTATATTTTGCAGATTACGGTACATTAGGTACAGCAACAATATCTGCAGGTAATATATCTGCTTTATCAGGAACACCATCATTTTTTGAATATGATTTAAAAGGAGCTACTAGTTCATTAACAACAAACATTATTAGTTCTAGAGATACTGGTACAACAGTATATGAAACAACACTAGAATTAACATTTACACATCTAGACGTAGCTACACAAGAAGAAATTAAACTTCTAGCAGCTGCAAGACCACACGTAGTGGTAGAAGATAACAATAGAGTAACAGGTGGTAGTGTAGATCCTGATACTGACAGTACTGCTAACTATTTAATGGTAGGTTTCCATCAAGGAGCTGAAGTTACAGCGGGTACTATTGTAAGTGGAGCGGCATATTCTGACTTGAGTGGATTTACGCTTACGTTCACTGCTACAGAAGTAATACCTCCGTTATTTATAACAGGAACGGTAGTTACTGCGTTAAAAAGTGGAACGCAAATAAATCCAACTTCATAACAGTTTTTTGTTTTTGTGTGTTTTTAAAGGGGAGTTTTTAACTTCCCTTTTTTATTATATAAAAAATATATTTTTTTTTATTATATATGTATGAAGATTTTAACAACTAGTACTTCAGCACAAACTTTAACCTTTGCACCGAGATCATATCCGTCAGAGGTAATTGTATCAATTAGAGATACTAGTACTAACACAACAACAAGAACTGAAAACGTTTCATTATCAAGATCAAACGATAATGCATCTATATCTACTACGTTTAGTTTAGTAGAAGGTAGGTTTTATGATTTAAAAATATTACAAGGTGTAGGTGCGCTCTGGAACACTTACAATGTAATATGGGAAGCAGCAACCGATAATTGGGAAAGTATAACAACTTCTGAAACAAGTATTTATTTAGATAAGATATTTTGTACAGACCAAACTATAAATCAAGCTGACAATGACTATTATACTATTAATAGCGGACAATACACACAAACAACTAATTATCCAGATGATGATTATATAATAATAAACTAATGAGTAATATCAGAGTAGTAAATTTAAGCACATACACAGCTCCTAAAATAACAGAGCAAAAAAATAAAGATTTTGTATCTTATGGTGAAGATAATAACTATTATCAATATCTAATAGACCAATATCAAGGTAGTCCAACTAATAATGCTATTATTAATGGTATTACTGAAATGATATATGGTAAAGGTTTAAGCGCAACCAATAGCGATAAAAAACCAATGGAGTATGCAGAAGCGGTAACACTTTTTACTAAAGATGATCTTAAAAAGGTATGTTCAGACTTTTATTTATTAGGTCAAGCTACTCTACAGGTTTATTATAATGTAGATAGAAGCAAGATAGTTAAAGTAGAGCATTTTCCAGTACAAACACTAAGAGCTGAAAAAGCAGATAAGAAAGGTGATGTAAAAGGATATTATTATTTTCACGATTGGAGTAAATACACAAACAGAGATAAACTAACTAGAATACCAGCATTTGGTAGTGGTAATAATGCAATAGAAATACTTTGTATTAAACCATATAGGGCTGGGTATTTTTATTATACACCAGTTACTTATCAAGGTGCTTTACCATACTGTGAACTAGAAGCAGAGGTAGCTAACTATCATATTAATAATATACAAAACGGAATGGCACCTAGTATGTTATTAAATTTTAACAACGGTACACCTGATGAAGAATCTAGAGAATTAATCGAAAGACGTATTTATGAAAAGTTTAGTGGTAGTAGTAATGCGGGTAAATTTATATTAGCATTCAATGATAATCAAGAAAGTGCAGCTACTATAGATCCAGTACAATTATCTGACGCACATAATCAGTACCAATTTTTAAGTGACGAAGCTACGAATAAAATTCTAGTAGGACATAGATTATCATCACCTTTATTATTAGGTATTAGAACAGGTAATAACGGTTTAGGTAGTAATGCTGATGAATTAAAACAAGCTAGTATATTATTTGATAATATGGTTATTAGAGTACAACAAGAATATATATTAGATGCTTTAGATACTATTTTAGCATTTAATAATGTGTCGCTTAACTTATACTTTAAAACACTACAGCCATTAGAGTTTACTGACTTAGAAGGTAATTTAGTTGATGATGAAACTAGAGAAGAAGAAACTGGTGTTGATTTAGAAGATAAAGCAGAACTGTCTAGCGATAAAACAGATTTACAAGAACTATTAGATTTAGGTGAAGATGAAGATTTAGATAATTGGGAACTTATAGAATCAGCACCTGTAGATTATGATAAAGATGATGAGTTAAATCAAAAATTAGAATTAGCTAGTACAGGTAGCGCTAAGTCTAACGCTAAGAGTAATCAAGACGGTGAAAACAAAGAAGGTTTTAGGTATAAAGTAAGATATCAATATGCACCATTAAAATCTGATAATGGCAGTAGAGATTTTTGTAATAAAATGGTAGCTGCTAAAAAAGTATATCGTAAAGAAGATATTATTGCTATGAGTAGCAAATCTGTTAATCCAGGTTGGGGACCTGATGGAGCTAATACATATGATATATGGTTATATAAAGGCGGTGGTTCTTGTAGACATTATTGGGAACGTAGAGTGTATATGGCTAAAACAGTTACACCTGATGCTAAAAACCCTAGATCAGAAATTAGTGTAAATGAAGCTAAGAAACAAGGTTTTAAACCTGAAACTAATGATTCTAAAGTTGCTAAAAGACCTAGAGATATGAAGAACAGAGGATTTAAAAAGAAAAAAGATTTTACAACACCGAAAGGTAAAGCATTTTAATAATGGCACAGGTATTATTTATAAAAGTACAGGATTTAAAAAAGAATACAATACTAGATGGTAATGTAGATGTAGACAAGTTATTGCCTTATATAAAATTAGCACAAGAAATACATATACAAAATTTCTTAGGTACTAAACTATATGAAGCGCTAGAAACTAAAATAACTGGTGATACATTAACGGGAGATTACCTAACACTAGTAAACAATTACATACAACCTGCTTTAATACATTTTGCTATGATGGATTATTTACCATTTGCAGCATACCAAGTAAAAAATGCAGGAGTATTTAAACATATAAGTGAAAACGCAGAAAGTGTAACAAAAAACGAAGTAGATTATCTAGTAAATAAAGAAAGAGAGTTTGCAGAGTATTATATAAGAAGGATGATAGATTATTTAAGTTTTAATAATAATTTATTTCCAGAGTATAATCAAAACTCTAACGAGGATGTATATCCAGACAAAGATAATTTATTCAACGGGTGGGTTTTATGAAAAGATATAAAGTAAAAAATAAAAATATAGTAAAATTAAAAAAGTATATAAATAATAAATTAAAGAAAAATGGCGACATTAACTGGAAATTCAATAAGTAGTACTTATACTTCGCTGTTAAAAGTAGGAGATAACGGAACTCTAGCTGCGGCATTACAAGCAATCACAGATGGTGCTGGTAACGCTAGTGGTTTAAGTATGAATACAAGCGGTGATTTAACTGCTAATGGTACTGTAACTGCTAATGCTTTTAGTGGACCTTTAACTGGGAACGTAACAGGGAATTTAACAGGTAATGTTACAGGTAATGTTACAGGTAATTTAACTGGAGATGTAACGGGAAACCTTACAGGAGATGTAACGGGTAATGCAGATACAGCAACAGCATTAGAAACAGCAAGAACAATAGCAGGCGTTAGTTTTGATGGTACTGCTAATATAAGTTTAACAACTGATAATATTACAGAGGGATCTAACGAATATTATACTGCAGAAAAAGTAGATGATCAAGTAAACACTTTACTACAAGTATCTACAGGTATTTCAAAAACATATGACGATGCTAATGGTACTTTAACATTAACAAACACTAGTCCTGACCAAACTGTATCTTTAAGTGCAGGAGCAGGAATATCTACTAGCGGTACATACCCTAGTTTTACAATAACAAATACACAACCTGACCAAACAGTAAGTTTAACTGCTGGTACAGGTATAACAGTAAGTGGTACTTATCCAAGTTTTACAATAGCTAATAGTGGAGCGGGAATAAGTTTAACAGATTTATCTGCAAATGATACAGGCGGACTTGGAAGTTTTAGCTATGATAATACAACAGGTGTGTTTACTTATACTGGACCTTCGGATGCAAATGTAAGAGCTTTAATAAGTGCGGTTGACAATGGTGGAGACGGTTCTTTATCTTACAACAGTTCTACAGGAGTTATTTCCTATACTGGACCAAGCGCTGGTGAAGTTCAAGCACATATTACTAAAACATATGTAGACAGCTTAGGAATAGCCGCATCAACTGCAGATACCTTATCAACACCAAGAACTATAAATGGTGTTTCTTTTGATGGTAGTGCAAATATTAGTTTCGATACAGATTCAGTTAGCGAAGGCACGAGTAATCTTTATTACACAACGGCTAGATTTGACACAGCATTTGGAACAAAAAATACAGGTGATTTAACAGAAGGAGGAAATCTTTATTATACTTCAGAGCGTGTAGATGATAGAGTTTCTAATTTAATAGTAGCAGGTACATCAATTAGTAGTACTTATGATGACGTTAACAATACATTAACTATTGCTAATACAGCACCTGATCAGACGGTTGCTCTTACAGCAGGTACGGGTATAACTACATCGGGTACATATCCGAACTTTACAGTAACTAACTCTGCTCCCGATCAAACAGTATCTTTAACGGGTGGTGCAAATGTTACGGTAACAGGAACATATCCATCGTTTACTATTGCTGCAGCTTCAGATACTGATACAACTTATACTTTAAGTAGTGAAACATCAGGAAGTGATGCAATAATAAGATTAACTGGCAGTGATGCTAGTACAGACGATGTAACACTTGCAGCAGGTAGCAATATAACTATAACTGAAACAGGAGATACTATAACACTTGCTAGCGAAGGTACTGATCAAGTAAGAATTGAATGTAAAAACACATCAGGTGGTACTTTAACAAAAGGTACGCCAGTTTATATTACGGGTACAGTAGGTACTTCTAACAGGGTAGAGGTTTCTGCAGCAGATTCAGCATCATCGAGTACTATGCCTGCAACAGGTTTATTACTACAAGACTTAGCAAATAATGGTGAGGGATATTTAGTAACAGGTGGTGTACTTAAAAACTTAACTACTGATCCAATAGACGGAGTAACGCCATCAGAAAATGATACGATTTATGTAAAATCAGGAGGAGGTTTGACAACCACAAAACCAACAGGAACAGCATTAATACAAAATGTAGGTAAAGTAGGTAGAGTAAATTCTTCGAGTGCAGGATCAATAATTGTTTCATCTATTATTAGAAGTAATGATATACCAAATATACAACAAAATTATTTCTGGTTAGGTAATTCTAGTGGAGTACCAACTGCAACAGAACATACACTATCAACTTTAACAGACGTAACATTAACAAGCCCAGCAGCTGGTAATTTATTAATTTACGATGCTAGTAATTCATACTTTGAAAATGCTTTACTAACAGCTGGAAGTAATGTAAGTATAACTAACGCAGATGGAAGTATAACTATTGCATCTACAGATACTACTTATAGCGCAGGTACGGGACTTTCTTTAACAGGTACTACCTTTGCCTTAGACGCAGCATTAAACGATCTTACAGACGCTAATATTAGTACTCCTGCAGCAGGAAACGTTTTAATATATGATGCAACAAATAGTTATTTTGAAAATGCACTTATTACAGCAGGTACAAATGTAACAATAACAAATGCAGATGGTTCAATTACAATAGCGGCAACTGACACAGATACTACATACACAGCAGGTAGTGGTCTAACATTAAGTGGTACAGAGTTTTCATTAACAAATAATGCAGTTACTATAGGTGGTACATCAGTAGCATTAGGAGCATCATTAACTGCAACTTCAAGTTCATTAACAATAGGAGGAAATGGAAGTACAGGAGGTGTAACGATAGATGATGGATCGATACAAATAAGAAGTAATACGGGTAATGTAGCAGAAATGAGAATGTACTGTGAGGTAAGTAACGCTCATTATCAAACATTAAAAGCAGCACCACATAGTGAAGCAAGTAGTGCAGTATTAGTATTGCCAACAGCTTCAGGAGATTTAGTAGGTACAGGTGATACTGGAACAGTAGCAACTACTATGGTAGCAGATGATGCAATTAATTATTCTAAATTAGGTGCAGAATATACTACTTCAGCAGCTATATCGGCAAGTGATGTAGATTGGTCAAGTGCAGCAGTACATACTAAAACACTAAGTGCAAACACTACACTTACATTTAGTAACGTTAGTACAGGTATGACAGTTGATTTAGTAATAAGTGGAAATTATACATTAACTTTACCTGCAAGTGTAAAAGAAATAACAGGAACTTACGATGGGACAGTAGCAAACCTAATACAAATAGTTAGTACTAACGGATCAACAGAACAATGGGCAACAATTAGTCAAGAAGCATAATGTGGGCAAATAATATAAATGGTGAAATAAAAGTATATAAAAATCTACCAACGTATTGGGACGGTGTGAAATTATACACAAAAGGATTTTGTAGTTCACCAATAGAAGTATTAGAAGAAGAAGGTTTTTTTCCAATAATAGACCCACAAATCAATGAAGAAACAGAAGAATTAGGAGATTTATATTTAGAAGATAACAAATATTATTATATAGTAATACAAAAATAATTATGAAAGCAGTAAATAACAATGGAATAATAACTACATACCCGGACGTACCAGTAAAGTTTAAATCGTCAACAGGGTATCATTTAAACGCTAGAAGTATGACAGCAGACCAACTGCGTGACGCTGGATTATTTGATGTAATAATAGATGAGAATTATGATTCTAGAATACACGACTTAGGTGAAATATATTGGGATACAGCAGCAACAGTATTTAGAAAAGATACAATAGATAAAACTTGGTCGCAAACATTA